ATATACATCACATTGAAACGCAACCAAAGACTGAACTGCTAGAACATCCATGATTTTGTATGTTGGCATACAAGCTACTATTTTCATTTTATTGTCTCCAAAATGAATTGTAATTGTTCACCTGTGTCTTTCAACCAGATGATATTGAAATCTGCTTTGTATATGCTTCTAAAGTCAGACATCGACGACTTTCCAACTTGCTCGTAACTCTTTTGCATTAAGAATATAAGATTCTCTGCAACAATTATTCTTTTATGCGATGGATCACCTAAAGCCCACTTGCTATTCTTACTAGGAACGGTTGCAACAAATCTTCCATTATGCTTCAATATCCTCCAATACTCGGAGAACTCGCTAAAGAAGAACTTGTAGTCTCCCTGATTCGCAAGATGTTCTAGGACTTCATAAGCATGAATCTCATCAAATTCGTTGTCAGAGAACGGTAACGGGTGCTGCGTTAAGTCGAAAACTACATCAGGGCTATGGTCTTTATTATAATCTAAGGTTGTAAGATTAGTAAACTTATCATCATCTTCAATGATCAGTTGTTTCGTCTTGTTTGAACCACAACCTATAAGTAATTCTTTTTTCATAGTATTATGATATTAGGTGGAGGTACATATCGTACCCCCACCCATATCAACTATTCCTTAGTACCCAATAGCCATGATATAAAAAGCAATAGGAGTCTGTGTACAGATAGTACCAGCACCTTTATTTGCTTGAACAGTCATCGCATTGTCAGTAATGCTAGTAATAGACATCGTTGCACAATCAGCCGTTGTAGCAGCGGCAGGCGTTGCAACAGCACCGACAATAGTTCCGAGTTCAGAAATAGTCACCGTATCATTTGTTGACGTAGTTGCTGTAACTTTAACAACAGCAACTTTATAGTCACCAGCAAACTCAGTGATTTTCTTCGTTGTAGGCGTAATAGCAGCCATCTTAATTCTCCTTATTTTTAAGTATAGGGAGAGGCATTTCTGCCCCTCCCGTTAGTTCATTTACGCAGTTGCTCCAGTATCAACCGTAACAACACCATAATTCTTGCTGTTAAAGTTCATCTTCTGAACACCACCGATGATCCCCGTAGCAACGCCCTTCTTATTGCCGTAATCAAACGTCTCTTCAGTCATCTTAAAGGAGTCGCTAGTGAAAGCCGCACCAATAGCCTGACGACCACAGAGAAGTGAGCGATACACGGTAACGCCATTCGGAGCATACGTCGTATTGCCAGTCGAGAAGACAATAGAAGAACCATTACCAGTCAACTGAGGAACATACTCATGCTCGAACAGGATAACGCCATCCCATACACCAAGCGCACCAGTGAACACCTTGTTCGTTTCGCCACGAACGCCAGCCTCACGCTGAGCCTGAGCCCAAACGCTCGAAGAAGCATTCTTCAAATCCCACGCCTGCTTCGGATGAATGAACATGACATAGAAGTCCTGACCATTGATACGCAGAGGACGAACGCAAGGATTCGCAAGCTTCGCAACCATCTTCGCCTTGGAGATAATGCCCGTTGTGAGTACATCCGTAGCAGCAATGCCATCAAGACCAGCAGCAGCATCGGCATTCACATAGCGATAAGTATAATCAACGCCAGTGTTGCCAGCTTCAGTAGCCGAAGGAATAGCGTCAGCCGTATTTGACCATGTTGCACTACCAGAATAAGTAGCACCAGTGGTGTCAGTCAACGTCGTTACAGATACACCACCGAGCTTCATGAAAATCTGGCGTTCCAGATATTCTTGCGCCCAAATGGAGAGCTTGTCTTTGGCATCCATGTACATATCGTAGCTAGCTTTCTGACCATCAAGCTTGCCAGTCAAACGAACCGCATTACGAACCTGATCGATAAGAATGCTATCAGAATATGAACTGATAGTTTCTTCATTGCCTTCGAGTTCGCTATCGCCAGTAACACCAGCACTCGACAGTTTAGCAGACAGCGGAATAGTAATAGTATCGCCCTTCGACTTCTTCAACTCCGAAAAAGTCTGAACAATGTTATTATCGCCTTCGCCCATCAAACCATTCTGCGTGAAATACATTCCATCAATTACATCCTTTAGTAGCTCTCTGCGCCACAATTCTACCCTGTTTCCGTCGATACTAATAGTGTTCGCCATAAAAATATCCTTTTGTTTTATGAAAATTATTGTGACAGTAGACGCACATTGTAATTCCGTTATTGATATTCCATAACTCGCTACAATTTAATGCGTCATCAACCGTCTTAATTTTATTCTTTTCTACAATACTTCCGAATCTTTCAATGTGATGTGCATGAAGCATTGCTCCACGAACTCCACAAACAGAACAAGTAAAATCATCTCTTGTATAAACATCAGAACGCCATTCTCTGTACTTATACGATGACATTATTAGTTTCTTTAAAGAGCTAACTCCACCGTTCCAGTTCGGATTCTTACTTCCTTTGCCCTTGCATAATTTACATCTTTTTGATTGACGATGTATTTGCTTCCCACAGTCCAAACAAAAATGATGTGTCTTTAATGCTTTTCTTCTTTCAGACATCTTTCTATGATTCTCTAGTCCTTTATCTGACTTGTGATAGCATTCTCTACAATATCTAGACTTGCTAGATATTTTGACCCCACACGTCGGACACGGAACTTTTAAGTTGTCTTTATTTTCTTTCTGAAACTTTTTTCTACACTCTTTGCACGAAGAAGAGTACGGGATTCTATTTCCCCTGCCGTTGCACTTATAAAACATATCCAACGGTTTAACTTCGCCACACTTAGAGCATTTTTTATTTCCACTAGACAAATCAGTAATTGCCATTATGGATTCTGACCCATTAAGATTCGTTTCCGTGTTTCTGGTTTTAACTTATTCCATTGTTCGGTGGATAGCCGTGTTGCTTGCTCGACAGTCAATTCAGCCTCGCTGACAATCCTTTTTCCGCTCCCATTCGCAACGGATGCGCTACTGACCTTCTTATTAGAGTTCGCAATGACCCTATCTGCCTTCGCTTTCGATTCGGGGTCTACCCGATTGATAACCTCTTGAAATTTTGGACTCATCCGAGCGATATTAACCACCCGTTCGACCAATGTATTCTCATCTACATCATCATTCAAGAACGATTCGTCAATCAACTTCTGGTATGTCTTTGACGCATCTGCTTGTATAACTTCCTTCGCTAAATTTGAGATATCATTAAAGCGTTCATATTTTGCGCTACCAATCTTCTCGGCAAACTGTGCCTTGATCGAAACCTTCTGCTGAATGGCTTGTGCATTATCAAGCTCATTTGGCTTCTTATCCGGCTCGATTTGTTCGTCGATAGCCGCTGTTAATGATTCTATTGTCAAAGAGTCTGGGTTCTTTAGAAGCTGTTTAATCTTCTCTAACTTTTTCCCAGAAATTCCGCTATCAACCGCTTCCTTCAACTTCTCTCTAAGTTCGTTCGTTTCTTTCTGCGCTTCTTGTCTCTTGTGTTTATCTGTTTTCCACTTCCAGTACAGAGCCTTCTCGTTCTTTCCAAATTTATCTACAAGCTTCTCATCTTCCTCAGCTTGTTCAAAGGTAGGGCTTTCTACTTCTTCTTCTTTGGAAGATTTATTTTCACCCTTAACTTCGGATTGCTTTTGCAGTTTGCCATCTTCTTCTCCTTTTACTTCTTCTTTAACTAATCCGTGTTTCTTTGCTAAATCAATCTCTACACTATCAAGTCCTTCTACGCTAAATTCTTCTTTGGTCGTCCCAACTTCTTCTTCAATGGTGACTGTTGGTTCTGTTCCTGTGTCTTCTGACATTCTACTTCTCCTTGTTTTTGACTTTCGTCAAGTTTTCTGACCTCGTCGGACAGAAGGTTTACTATTTGATAAATGCTTGCACTTGCATCAAGATTGAATCTATCTCTAGCGAAATCGCAGTTCTTTGAATAATCTCCCATCATAGAAACCTACTTCTGTGGTGCTGTCGCAGGTTGCTGAGACTGTGCTTGTAATTGGTTCATGATATTTTTCTTCTGTGAATCAGGGATCATGGAAAGTTCAATCAGCGTCGTCGGAGGTATCGGAACTCCCTGCTGTGCAAGCTCCTTAATATCCAGAAAATTCGCCATCCTGATCGTGTCTTGGAACACACCCTCACCAATAGAAAGGTCGTACTTGAATAAATCTTTGCTATTAAGAACATTCTTAATAACCATATCAGCAGTATCAGTGTCAACTGCTGTTACTAAATTTCCGTTACTGTCTGTAATCGGTTGACCTTCAGTAACCTGCGGATATTGCAACATCGTCTCATGCTCAAGGTCTGTAATCTCTTTATCGTATCCATTAGCCAACTTGCTAAGTCCACGCTCAAGAATAATATTTACAGGAACATTAAAATTGTCATAGATGAACGCAGTTCCAAGAACTTTCTTAGCAGACTCAAGAGTGAAAATATCTGGAATCTGTGACAAGATAAATCTACCTAAAAGTTTCTTGGTTATAGCCAAATTGTCGAGCATCTCTTGAATCATCGAGAGACCTTGACGCTGTTTAAGCAAAATGGCACGACCAGATTGAGATTGGGAGTCGTTGGCAAGAAGGTCTGGATTAACACCAGATGCTTCTTTTAAATCCTGTGCGTTCTCTGCTGCAAGCTGGCTATGACCTTGAGATAAAGGCATCGGAGTGATACGACCAATCGGTTGTGAACCCTGACGACGCTTAATCACAATCCCCGACGAAGAACCGTACTTCTTTAACTTTTCTTCTTCCTCTGCCGACAACTGATTTTCTTCAATTTCAAAACCAGAGTTCGCAGACGAGTTAAGATGTTTAAGTTCCTGAGTCCTTCTCTTGTTGAACTCCATATTCAAATCTTTAATCCCACGCACAACTCCCTGAATTGTCAATGATAAATCATCTAAATCTTCTGTGACAAGTTCAGCGAATAAAGGAATCAAAGGATAATTTCTAAAATTAGGATATGACCATGCGATGCCATTATAAAATAAAGTTCCTCCGCAAACTTGTGCGTGCATAATCACAGGAACATTTTTCTCGACGATAACTCCACCGAATTGTGCATTAAACTGATTCGCATCAATCTCTTTTTCAAATTCTTCGATGATGCCTTTTTCAGATATCACAACAAAATATCGTGGCTTCGACTCACGATAAAAATAATCAATCAAATCATACGATGGCTCGCCGTTGCTGTCTTTGTTGTTGAAACTTGAACCACTACTCAGCGACGGATAATCTGTTTTCTGTAAATGCACAACTCCCGTCGAGATATCATCAATATTCAATGCACCAGATGCAATGTTCTCAATCTTATTTTTCTCTTTAGGAAATAAAGAAAGCAAATCATCTTTGCTCAATGATCTGCTTATCTTGATAATAAATTTGCTGTCGCTTAAATCGTACTCTTTAAAATTCGGGTCGAGATAAATATCAAGCGGAGAAATTTTCTTAAACTTCATATCTCCATTAATGATATCAAAAGAGTAATCAAGATACGGCTCAATAAAACACATACCACCAATAGAACTATCCTTGAACTGCTCGGATAATTTTATTTCTAATGAACTATTCTTGACGACATTCTTTAAAAACCTCGTCGCTATTTCTCCAGTAATTGCGTCCTCTGCTCCTTCAGGAAATGCCTTGAAGTCAGACTTTGATTGACGCTCAATACCAGTAAGTAATTTTATGATCGGCTTAATTTTATTTATCGTGAGAGCCTTAACACCGGCTTGACGGAGGGATTCGACATCTTCAGATTCCCATTGCTTTCCGAGGACGAATTTAAAATCTTCTTTAATACTCTGATGGAGAGAAGCCATCTTTTCAGACGAATATTTAAAATCTCTATAAACTCTCTGAACAATATCCATCGTTACCTCGAAAGTTTGTTTTTACTTCTTTCCTATCTTTTACTATACAGCAAATATTGATTTTTTCAATATATTTTTGATTATTTTCAAAGCTATTTATATTCTATCATGCTGTCATTGGGTTAAACTCATAAGATACGCTTCTGCTCATGTCATAACGTTTTCGCTTCTTCTCTTGAACGTCACTCCGCACAGAAAACGCTCGCATCTGTGTGCATAGCATCGCACAAGCGTCAACTAGGTCAATATATTCGCTCTTTAGTTCTTCACGGGTCACTCCAGCTAACTCAGCCTTAAATTCTCCGAGCCAATCTGCGCCTTCAGGAAACCAAATAGAACCACTCTTGAAATATGGCTGCAACATCTTGATTCTTTCAAGCTTTGAACCTATCTTTCCATGCTCAAGTGGTGTAACATTGAACCTAAGTTTCTTTAAAGTCATCTCACGATACAAAACCGGCTCAAGAAACTGTTGATACTGACCCTTTTCAACGCCAAAATCTCTAATACCCCACTTCCTGACCACCTCGAACATCTTTGACATCAACTCGACGCTATCCCAACGACCATAAGGTACATCAAGAATGTACCAATGACCATCAGGCATGAGTGCTCCGACGACAATCGCCCTAAAGCAAGAGTCTTTCCTTGCAGAAGATGCCGGATCGAGTGCCGCTAACACCTCTCCCTCTCTTGCAATGCTGTCTTTTAACGACGGAGGATAGTGTCGGTACATCTCGTCCTTAAAAATGCGTGTCTCGTCAGAAACAGCCATGCACATCTTCTCACGAAGCCACACATCTAGCTTGCCAATAGCCTCATAGTCGGCTCTCTCTCGTCGAATTTCCTCTATGCTCTGCTTCTCTGCCCATGTGCTAACAGTAAAGCTTGGGTCTGCACATGGGATACGCTTGAACTTAAAGCCCATGTTCTCAGCGTTGCGTGATATTCTTTCAATGATGCACTTCTCGCCGAGATTATTCCCAATCATGAAGATGCGAGCCGATGTTGCCAAGAACATAACATCCGATAGAAACCAATCCCAGTCTTGCTCCGGCACAATCTCAGACATCAAGTCAGCAGAGTCTTGTACGTCGTCAATTAGAATGAGTGATGGTCTAACATCTTTGTTGTTTAACCCTCTAATAGAAGCACCCTTACCATACGCCTCAATTAGAACAGTCATCTCTCCTCGACCAGTATCAAGAACAACCTCAAACACATCTGCCGTGTTCTTCAGTATCTTAATCATCCTCGCATTGATGAACGGATTGTTCACAAACTCGTTCGTGATGTTTCGTAGTGCCTTGCGAGCTTGTGACATGTTGCTCTTAAGGATTACAATATATCGCCACTTCTCCGACGGGAAAGTTAGGGCATACAGCGGAAACGCTCGTAGGATCAATGAACCTTTACCAGACTCACGAAATCCCTCGAACGCAGTATTACCTTCTCCCGTTAGAAGCTCCTTACTCCAATCATAATGGAACTTAGCCGGTGGAACATCGTCGGGGGCAGGTAGGAATATCGAACGATACTCGACGAGACCTTTCTTGGCAGCAAGATATATGTCAGCGTTAGATGCCATCAGCGGTTGCTTCCTCGGTTACTCGGCTAAGTATCTGTTCGGCTTTAACCTTCGCCTCGTTCATAAACTGCTTGTACTCATTCTTCTGCAGAATATTAACCTCACCCTTCCATCCGGCATAGGTCTCCAGCATCTTAAGTCCACCCATACGGTCAAGCTCACCCGATAGAACTCCCTGACTTACCTTCCACTCCATAACCGTAAACGCATAGTCCAATGCCATCTGCAACTCATGGCTCTCACCTGAAACTCTAAAAAGCTCCTCCTTAGAAATCCCAGTCTCGGCACAGAACTGTATCACATTGTAGTGCTCGCTCTCCGTTATCCATGCCCGTAATTTCTCCGCTAACTCCTGATGATAACTTTTCTCGTCACTCATATCTCACCCCGTCTTTGCCTGTATCTCCAACAGTCAACCTGATCCCCACTCAAATTATACGCAATCTCACCCATCACATCACCCTGCCCAGAATTTTCTTCCCTATCGTAAATCCACCCCAGCCCTCGTCGAGCTTCTGCCATCATCGCCACTATATCAAGTTCCTCATCTTTTTCCATCGTATCTTCACACTACTCCTTATTATAGTCGTGTCAAGCATAATTAATACTTTCTTCATAGTAAAGTTATACGCTAATTCCGCTATAACCTCCTATAACCCTTATAACATCCAATAGAAACAAGCCATTAGAAATCTCCAGATAGAAACAGCCAATAGAAATCACCATCCATAACCGTCCAATAGAAATCTCAAGATATCAGTTTCATGCTTACTTATCATAGTTCTACTGTTTTTAGGGCTGAGTTTTTGGGGGGCTATTAGATATAATCATGACTGCTTGCTTTAGGTTGGAGGGGGGATACACGCTTGTGTGGTACTACATTTCTGTGTGGCTCTAGCACTCTAACAAATAGACTGCTAACTGTAGTTAACATAACGTAGCATATATGTAGCCATCCGTCGAGCGTGTTATATAAACTTCCTATAATATACCTTATGTTAAGTTCTCCAAGGTAGATATATCGTCAACTCCAGTACTTGATTAACTATCAACAAAGGCGATCGCTTTTGATACGTGTAAACACTGGTAAACGCTCCAATAGCCCATCCATGCCACGCAATAGGCGCTTTAATCGCCGTTCTTCCCTATATAGGCATGACGCACTCTCAAACGCTTCAAACCTTTTAAACTTTTTAGAAAAAACCTTTCCAACCTTTTTACTCTTTGCTTCCATTTTTAATGGTTTATTGCCGTAAACCAAGCAACATCAACGACTAACATCACATTATTAGATTATACTATATAAATAGATAAATACCTATTTACTTATAAGTAAGCAAAGAGTGTATATATTATAGACTTCCCAAATCTAAAAATGTTACACAAGTCATTGCAATATATTGACTTACTACAATATGAGCCATTTATCAGAAGAAAAGAAGAAAAAGGGTTGATTAGTTTAAAATGTTATTTGATGAATACTACTATATATTGCAAGGGTTTACAGAAAGCGAACTGATATATAATGAATTAGATTGAAATAGTTAAATTAATGCTTCCTATGACTAAGTTTGAATTATTGCAGAAATGCAAACTTAATTAAGATAATCATAGGTTATTGGCTTTTTAAATTTTCAAACTATTTTAAAGATTTATGGAATAATCCCTTGACAAATTACTTATGATAAAGTATACTTAGAATAATCAAGGATGATGAATATCCTTGCAAGCCGTTTTACGACGGTAAACCAATAACAATGGAGGTATAAAGTGATTGTAATAACAAAAAAAGAAGCGAAAAAGAAAATGATAGAAAGTCTTTTTACAAGTGGCGGAACGTTAACAAATACTAGTCTTTTTTGCACGGGAAAATATAAAAAAAGTATAATCGGGCATGAAGTGGTTGACCTTCCAAGTGTGGCATATGTATACGCCGAAAAACGCGGGGATCATTATAAATTATACTCAGTTAGAAAAGGAGAATAATATCATGCTTAAAATAACTATGAACGCGGAAACGATGAAGGCATTCACAAATTGCTTGTCAACGGATAAAACAAGAAAGGCATTATGGAATGTATCGGTTAGAAATGACGGAGGCTTAGTTGCTACTGACGGCGCAAGGCTCGCATATATCCCAAAAGATCAGTATTCTCCATTGTTAGAAGCTGGTCAATATACAGTTTACGGAAAAATGGTTAAAGAGTCAAAATACGTCGGAGCTTTAGTCGTAGAAAAGTGTGCGGATGAATTTCCCAACGTAGAAATGGTAACAAGCGGATATACCGACACGCTCATTAAGGGAAGCACGGAAGATGAGTTTTCATTATCACGCACGGCATATATCATTTTTGGAGAGTTAAAAACGGCGATGAATGTATCAATGCTCCAAGAATTGCCGAAAGAGCAATTTAATATTTATGCTAGAAAGCAAGAAAATGGAGAAATAAGTGCAGGAACTGGAATCAAATTTGTAATGTATAACGGCACATATTTTCTTTTAATGCCTATTAGAATTAAATAATAAAACCAATAATAATAGAGGTATCAAAAATGACTATTCAAAACTTGTTAGAAGTGGCTACCACGATGAAGACGCTTTCAGAAATGCCGTTATCAATGCTTAATGAAAGGATTGAGAAAGCGGAAACAAAAGCAAAGAATGACATTGCGAATATCAAAGCATTTCAAGATCAATTCCCAAGAGTTAACGCAAACTATGACGAAGCGTCTACAATGGCTAACTATATAAAGGACGAAATCGGTCTTTATATCAAGCCAAGCTTTGTGCGTGAATTTAATGACTATACAAGCCGATTTCATTCAGAGTTTTTGGTTCATTACGCTATAAGAGACAATGTATACGGATATTTTCAGCTTATCGGAGCAGATATTGGCAAAGATAGTATTTGCTTTAAGAATTGCGCCGGAGAAAGCCGATATAAAAGCCCGTTCGGCGATGATGTTGAAGTGGTCAAAGAATGCAAGAACGGCAACCTATACCTAAAGAATACGGAAAACCTTGTAAAACTTGTTGAAACGCTACAAGCCGTAGAAGCTAAATATAATAAAGTATTTGCTGCGAATAGGGGGATCAAATGAACTATAACATTAAGATATTTATTAAAAATATGCTTATGTGCCTAGTATTCGCTTGTGCGTTTTTTTGGATATTGAGAGAGATTGTTATTAACTTTTAAATAAAGGCGGTGAAGTATGAAAGAGGTATTTAACATAAGGGAAGCGACACAATTTAAGGATAAAGAATTAGCAGAAGCTTTTCGTAAGAAATACAGTGGCTTTGAAGTTTTCGAGCTTGGTTATACTGGCAAATTCATTGTTAAGTTATCTGAAAAAAGTTATCTAAAACTATAATGAAAGGTTTAAAACTATGAAAAAGTTCTACGTTACATATGCACGAATTCCAACAAATTATAATCCGCATAGCTTAAAACTTGTCGAAGCGGATAACGATCAAGATGCAAGAAACGCAGTCTGGAACTGGCTTGAAGAAAGACTTTTGCATAAAGACTATTATGTTGTCGCTTGCGAAGAAAAGAAAGAACCTTTACAAACAACTGCTAGAATAATCGGCTAAAGAAAGGTGTAATAAAATGGCAATATCATTCAACAAACGTGAAAGACGAAAGATTTTAAAGGATATTATTTTGCGTAATGATTTTTCTACCGTTTATAAAATATTTTGTATAGAAGTTCTATTTAATAGTAAGAAAGAGGTGATAAAGTGATTAATAGAATCAAACACTGGAGCAACGCAAAGCTGATTAAAGAGCACAAAGCACTTGATTTTATGGTATACGGCGCAGAATGCTACGGCGGAACGGATGTCATTCTGTGTGAAGAAATGGCTCAAGAGATCGTTAAGAGAGGACTGGAGGCTAAAATTTATGAAATATCCGCATAAAAGGATTAATATATCAAAAGATATTCATAAAATAATCTATGAGTATATCACAAATTACGGGATCGAGCTGGGCGGAATTGAATACGCTACTTATGAAATAGTAAAGATTATATCGAATAATTATAGGAGAAGAAATAAAAACAAAGAAAGGAAAACTGTGTTATGATTAAAAAGTATAAGAGAGTTAATTTATCAACATTCATGGAAGAAATGGAACGAACTGGGAAGTTTGTTCAAGGCATGACAGAAGTATACCTTGCAAAGACTGGTTATTATTGCGTTGTTAAAGAAGGAATAACAAGGCTTTACTCAAGCGCATCGGATGCATGGAGGTCTTTATAATGTGGACTATACTTTGGATGGCAGGTCTTGTTTGGCTTTGCTGCATATTCCCTATTGTTGCTTTAATCATAGCTATAATTTTCTGTTTTTTAATGGCATCTAACTAATAGAAAGGATCATAATGAAAATAATTGAATGGCTCAAAGAAGATGACGACGTTGGAGTAACAAATTTTGATATGGTAATTATGTATATAATGCTGTTTGCCGTTTCTGTTGCGTTTGTGTGGCTTCTAATTTCATTAAACAATTAAATTAAGGATAATAAAATGATAAGCATTTCTGAACTTATAACAAAGATTGACCCAGACAAAGATTACACTATTAAAGAAGTAAAAGAGCTGTTTGGTGTTAGCGCGACGGCGATATCAAGCGCAATCGGGAGAGGAAAGATGAAAGCTACAAAGTTATTTAGCAAATATTATATCAATGGGAGAACTATTAGAGATTATATTCTCGACGACAAAGTAGGAAAAAAGAAAGAAAAGAAAAGAAATTCGGTTGACATTTGATATCTATTGATTATAATAGTTAACTATGGAGAACAACGACACGGACAGTCATTGCCATTCAAAAAGCCAGCCTTATTTTATATAGGGCTGGTTTTTCTTCTTTTAAAATCCTCTAGCCTTCTTCATGCTGTCCACATGATTAAGCTGCCTCCATCAGCGAGGCTAGAGGTTCTTTATAACTGGGGCATTCTATGGATGAGATCAAGAAGACAGTTCATCATAAACCGCTTGACTGTTGCTTTAAGTCTGCAAAGGATGCTAATAAATATCTTCAGTTAGCAGATGCTTTTCTAGAATACCACCCAGAAATAATTTACTGGACAGAGCGAAACAGCACTAAGAAGGGACTTTTCTATAAGTATAGCAAAGGTCTTTATTCTGCGATATCTACGCTAGAAGTCGAACAGCTTTTGATTGACTATAAACCTGCCGATGGTCATATCCTGATCCCGTCATTGTTATCTCAAAGTAAGATAATGGAAACAATGAACAATATAGCCAGAAGAAGGTTCTTCTATAGGGAAACATTTAACCCAGAGAGCATAATTAACTTCAAGAATGGTTATTATAATATTGAAAATGACACTCTAGAGCCTCATGCGATGACGATTATTAGCACGAATCAATTGCCATATTCATACGATAAAAAAGCAACTTGCCCAAACTTTATGAAAGCTTTAAACGATGCAACATCCGGTGATGCCGCAAAGATTGTTACAATTCAAGAATTTGCAGGGTATTGTCTGACAAGAGAAACAAAACTTGAGAAGGTGCTTTATCTTGTTGGGTCAGCCGGTAGCGGTAAGTCTACAGTCTTAGAGGGCATCATCACGATGCTTGGCAAGGAAAATGTGTCATCGACAAGCATGGAGCATCTTTGTCAACCTCGTTATACTGGAAACTTCATTGATAAGATTGCCAATATAGCAACAGAGATACCGAAAGACATTCAGAACTTTGAATCTGCTCTGAATAAGATCGTATCAGGCGAGTCTATAATGGTTGATACAAAATTCATACCAAGCTACGACGCAAGACCATTCTGCAAGCTTATTTTTGCAGCAAATGATATGCCAACCATAGCGGACACATCAAACAGCATATTCAGAAGAATGTTGCTTATATATTTTAATAATGTTATCTCGAATGAAAAGATTGATCCAGACTTAAAGTTCAAGATTAGAGCAGAGGGTGCAGGTATATTTAATTGGGCTATGGAAGGTCTTGTAAGGCTTAAGAAGAATAATAAATTCTCAATCAGCCATGAAATGAACCAAGACATAGAAGAACTTAAGATACAGAATAACGGGGTGTATTACTTCATTAAAGAGAACTACGATATCGGTCTTTCTGATATTGATTTTTGCGTATTTGAAGATGTTTACGAGCATTTCAAGGATTTTTGTCATAAGGTCGGAGCTAAAGGTATATATAAGAAAATCGTATTTGGTAAAGAGATAAGGAAAATTTTTCCTAAAGAGGTTAAGTTTTTGAGTAAATGGATGAACGGATCAACAAAGACTACCATATTAGGAATGAAGCGCAAGATAGACGGAATGCAAACATCAGACATAAGGTGGCAAGAATGATTTGCGGAGATATTTCAAAGGTAGAATATGACCTGTTCCAAGGTCAAGGTGGCGGTTCAATTCCGACCTCTCCGCTCCAATGTTTTATTAAGCCGTGTAAGTTCGAACACATATCTTGGGTATTCAGAGATTTTCATTATAAGAAAGACCACATGGGTGGAGGAATAGATTTCTGTATAGCAATGCAGTTTGGCGCATCAGTAGTTGGAGGAGTTGTAATAGGAAAGTTAAGGCAAGATAAAGCATATTCTAAGACTGGCAATAAATGCGTCGAAATAAGAAGGATGGCTCTGATTGATGCAATGCCGAAGAATAGTGAAAGTTGGCTTCTAGGAAAGACAATATGGTTTTTAAAGAAATATACAGATTATACAAACATAATATCTTATTCTGATAAGAGCGTAGGTCATGTCGGGACAATATACAAGGCATCAAACTTTAATATGATAGGAGAAACTGCTCCGTCTAAACATGTGTTTTGGGGCGGGAAGAGATACCATCCTAGAAGTCTTACGATTGATAGAGATTATAGCATCCGACTTAGGAAAGCAATATTAGATGGTTCTGCTACGATTGAGACAGGTCTGCCAAAATTAATATTTGAATATGTAATAAAGAGGAAGCAATGACAAGAGAAGACCATATAGAAGAAATTGCTTTTGATATCGAGTGCTATAATTTTTTTAAGCAGCTAAGTCATAAATATAAAGACACGAATATTGGTGTTAGCTCTGCCATGTCGATGCAGTTGTTAAAAGAAAAAATAAGACGGCAGACGAAAGAATACAAGATAAAGTTTAGAGAGTCCGTTAATGTTCATTTTATTGAGTCTATTGCATGAAAATAATTGTCGATACAAGAGAGCAGTCCAAACTTTTGTTTAATGGATTAGAAACAATCGAGAAGAAGCTTGATTTTGCAGACTATGGATGCGAGATGATCGACGGAACTATTGTCCCAGTAGTCTTTGAAAGAAAATCCATCAATGACTTGTACGGAACTCTTTCAGCCGGTTATGAGAGATTTAAAAGAGAAGTTGAACGCTGTAAAGAGTCGAAGTTCAGCATGATTATTATTATAGAAGGAACGCTGACAAAGGTGTCTAGAGGCATAAAACATTCACAAAGAAGCCCCGACAGTCTATTGTCGCAACTTTTTACTTTATTTGTTCGCTATCGGATCATCCCAATTTTCTGCAAAGACCCAGATGAAGCATCAAAGTTCATCACGCTTTTCTATACTGCTTATGAAAAGAATCATATGCTAATTAATAATATAAACACAAAAAAATGAATTACTTCGCTATTGGAATAGTCGTAGCATTTATCTGCGCATCCATACAATCCGCAGCTCAATCAAACTGGATACAATTCCATATTTATATTGCATCGGCATATCTTAATATTGTTTTCATGTTTATAAAATAGGAGATATATGATTAACGCAAAAGAGATATTCTCCGACGAGAAAGATAGAAAATTAATTAAATCTTGCCTAGATATTTTTAATGGAACTATTATAAAAATAGTAGATAAATCTTCTTGACATTGTTTATTATCATAGTGTATACTATGATTATAAGTTAAACAAATGGAGGACACATGAAAGACATATCATCAGGTTCAACACCATCAAACGCAGTTGTTCTAGTTCCAAAGTCAGAGGTTCGTGATTCAAGCCCATCGGAGATGATGCAGTTAGCAATCTCAAATGGAGTCGATTTATCAAAAATTGAAAAGCTTCTTGAGCTTCAAGAACGCTGGGAGAAGAATAGTTCAGTTAAGGCATACAATCTTGCCATGTCAGAGTTCAAGGCTAACCCTCCAAAGATTGATAAGGATCGTAAGGTTGGATATTCTACAAGTAAAGGCAATGTCGGGTATAGCCATGCTTCACTATATAATGTTGTCGATAAGATAACATCGGAACTTAGCAAGTATGGTTTATCGGCTTCATGGAGAACTCAGCAATCTGGAAAAGAGATAACCGTTACTTGCCGTATAAGCCACAGCATGGGTCATTTTGAAGAAACGAGCCTTACTGCCGGCGCAGATGAGTCTGGCTCAAAGAACTCTATTCAGGCTCTTGGGTCAACGATTACTTATCTTCAGAGGTATTCTATACTTTCTCTGACGGGGCTTGCTACGGCTGATAGCGATACAGATGGCATTGTGGTTGAAGAAAAGATAGATGAAAACAAGGTTTCTATTATAAACAAGCTTATCTCTGAACTTGAAGTTGATGTTGCTAAATTTCTTCAGTTCATGTCTGTCGAAAAGGTTGATGACATTAAGGCTTCTGATTTTGTTAAGGCTAAACTTATGCTTGAAGCCAAGAAGAAGGTGAAGAAATGAAAATATTAGATATCAAACAGCAAACACCAGAGTGGTATTCTGCCCATGCTGGCGTTCCGTCGGCAAGCAACTTTGATAAGGTATTAACTTCTAGCGGATCGTTGTCAAAGCAGATTGATAAATACGCATTCCAGTTGGCAGGGGAGTGTATTATCGGGACTAAAGAAGATAGCTATCAAAACGATGCAATGAAGCGTGGCATTGAATTAGAGCCTGAAGCAAGGCTATGTTACGAGCTGATGACTGGGAATACAGTTACTCAAGTTGGTCTTTGCATGGCTGATAAGGGATATGCTTGTAGTCCTGATGGATTGATCGGAGAAGATGGCGGCATGGAGATCAAATGTCCTTCTCTTGCTGTTCATACAATGTATCTGTATGAGAACAAGCTTCCTACAGATTACTTTCAGCAGGTTCAAGGTTCAATGCTTGTAACTTGTCGTAAATGGTGGGACTTTGTTAGCTATTATCCTAACATGAGAACACTAATTGTCCGTGTTGAGCGTGATGATGCGTTCTGTAATAAACTGCACGACGCATTGGTTGTGTTGGTTAAGGATGTTGCGCAAATCGTATCTAAGATTAAATAACAACAAAAGGAGAACAAAATGGTTAAGCGATCAGTAAGTTGTGATGAGAATGAGCCGGAGCAGAAGGTGTTTGAGAATCCTTCCGTTGGAGAACACAGTTTTCAAATTGTTGACTTATTCCCAGACAAGCTCAACCCAGATGTTATTGCTGTTAAGTTAGAAGTCTGCGAAGGTGCAGAGAAGGGTCGTTCAATTCTTCATCGTGTCAACCTTGATGAGGCATGGAAAGGTTTTTTCCTTACAAGGCTATTCCTTAAGGCAATAGGAGAGCCATATAAGTCAACATTTGATGTTGATACTGATATGTGGATCGGTCGTCAGTTTGTGGCTAGCATTGTTCACAATATCGGAAAGAACGGTAAGACCTATGCCAATATTGACAAGTTCAATTTTGATAAGGTCGTAGATGTTAAGAATGAAGATGCAGTTAACCCTGAAATTGCATGGAAGGAGTAATTATAATGGAAATGCCAAAGTATAAATGTCTTATTTGTGGACATTCATGGACACCTCGCATATCGAACCCAGTAAGATGCCCTCTTTGCAAGAATCCTAAATGGAACACTGCTAGAAAGTCTAAGTAATATGGAAAATTTCAACCAAGACGAGTATCTGGATATGCTTAACTTGGAAGATAATTTTACTAAAACTCCGTCAGTTTGGGAAGTGTCAAAGTCCTTCCCAGACTGCCGAGAAATTGCTATTAGGGTCGCTCACGATCTAAACAAAGAGTTTAAAAATATAGATGAAGAATTGTCATCGAACAAAGTAATGCTTGAGTGGGTAAAATCATGCGATAGGTACAGAAGATTGCAAGAGTTAAAAAAGTACCTTTCAATGACAAGTTGCTCTATTGGAAAGAAAGAACTCAATGTTAATAGTGCAAGAACCGTTCCAATAGCATCTTTGTTTGACTTTGATCGTAAAAAATCATATAGAAATAGAATACAAGTATCATGCCCTTTCCATGAAGATAATACGCCAAGCATGGTTATTTATACCGAAACAAATTCATATCATTGCTATTCATGCGGCAATGGTGGCGATGTTATAAATTTCATAATGAGATTAAACGCAATTAAATTTGTGGACGCAGTAAATTACTTAAATGGAGGAAGTAATGAGCAATTTTAATAGGGTATCCAGAAACGGAAACACGCTTATAGATTGTGCCCCAAGAGATTTTTATTACAGATGCCGGTCATGCAAAGGGTCTGGTGTAATAGAATTTTATTCAAAGATAGAACTTTTTGATTACGTTGACTCTATAAGACATGATAGAAAGACTAAAAACCTAGAACCGTTGACCTTTAAAGAACTTCTTAAAATGTCAAAAGAACTATATTATCATGGGCGATCATGCCCAGAATGTGGGGATTAAAATGAACATCAAGAACGGACTCAATAAAATGTACGAGCCAGATGTCATGGATTATAAGGTTTTTTTCAATAACTATGTCGATGACAGGTTTGAAGAAATCGAGCGTCGTTTAAGTATTTTAGAAAGCCGTGGTAATACATCTGAAAGGGTTAGGGCGGTTTACCATAGGAAGTCAGAGCCGTGGACTTGCCATTTCAATGGTGCAAAACAAAGATGCACTAACGAGAAGCACCCATCCTATCCTAGATATGGTGGCAGGGGCATAAAGTTGCTTATGGACAAGAACGACTTCAAAACGCTGTGGCTTAGGGACGGGGCAGAGAAGATGAACGTTCCATCTGTTGATAGGATTAACAATGACGGTCATTATGAGATTTGGAACTGCCGCTTTATTGAGCATTACGAGAACACAACCCGTCTATACTCAAGACCTATTTTGAGGATGTCTGCGAATGGGGAAGTCAAGATATTTAAGAACGCTTCCGTAGCCGCTAAAGAGATGGGTAAACCACGGGCAAACGCCTTAATCCTTAAATACTTACACGGTAAAGAGCCAACCGCATACGGCTATCATTGGGAATATGCAGATTCGAGGTCAAAATGACAGACGAACAGTTTAAAGCACTTCAAGACCGTGTTGACAATTTAGAGCGGCATAGCAGGTGTAATCCAGAGCAACCATCCAAGTCTATCCATAAATGCAAGCACGGTTATCCAGCGGATAAGTGTTGTGGGGAGAAGCCATCAACGTCTGTTGAAGATGTTGTAACGAGAGAGGATAGTCTGAAGATTGCAGATATTATGTTAAGCGAGTCTGTTGAGTGTAAGCATGAGCGAATATATGCTTCTGTCAATGGATGGCTGTGTCAGAAGTGTTACCATATTTCTATTCATGAACCCGTCCAACCCTCTGCGACGATCAATAATGTCTGCATTGAGTGTACTTATTGCGGAAGTATTATGAAAGAAAAGCAAGCACACGAAGTGATAATACACAGAGGGAACGAGGTGTTTTATATTAAAGATGGCGCATTTGCTTTCTGTGACTGCAAGTCGACCATCAAGATTTCACGGGAAGTTTCGGAGAAGTGGAGAGATGGAAAGTTTGGAACGAATAACGCACTATGGGATGCGATTGACCAAGCACTCAAGGAGGGAGCATGAAGAAACGCTCCTGCCGTAATTGCCGTTGGCATAGGACATTAACGAAGCATAAAGAGATATGCTTGCTTCTCGATTGCGATTTGATTGTAACGAATCCTTGCAAAGGATGGCAGGGACTTAAAATTAAGGAGGTCTTATGACGCAGCGGGATGAGTTGATAAAAGATAAAATTATTAATGACATGGGCGGTATCGTTGATGAAATGGATGCGTCGCAAATAGAATGTATTGCAGATTTCATACTCCAAAGAGAAGCCAAGATGCTCACAAAGATAAAAGATCCGTTGGAGCGTAGTTGGAATCCACTTGGCGATGATTTAAGTTACGATAAATTCGCCTATGCA